TGCGCCAGAATTTGCGTTGTTTGCGTCTGCCGCTGCTGTTTGGTTGCTTGAACTAGGGGATGCGGCCTGACTGCTAGAGTCGGAGGCGTTGCTCGTTAAACTAGCCACAACTTCAGCAGGCAACCCTGTTTTCGTAGCTATGTCACTAATACCCGCATCGGTCAGTGAGCCGTTGGTAGCAATTAAGTCTTTATTAAGGGCGTCCGTGGGCGAGGTATCAAGCAGCCTTGCGTTGTCGTCAATCTTCTTTTCAACCAGTGCCACATCGGCTGGTGCCACATCACCTGTTTCTACAGCGCTTTGAGCGATTGACTTTGCATCGGCGCTTGCTGCGGATTCTTCGGGCTTTACAGGTTCAGGCTCTACCTCTGTAGGCGTCAGCGGTGCCTGTACGCCAGACTCAGGCGAACCACTTGTTCCTGATTGGCCGCCCTCGGGCCCCTTCACCTTTTCAGGCTTGACCTTTTCAGGCTCTACGGGCTCAGGCTCTACCTTTTCAGGTTCTACAGGCTCAGGTTCTACATCCTGAGGTGTTAGGGGTGCTTGTTTAACAGGTTCAGGTTCTAATGAAACAGCAAACTCATTTTTAATTTGGTCGTAAATGTTTTTTAATAAATCCTGCGGCGATGTGGTGTGGCTTTCTGAGTACTGGTCAACATAATTAGCCAGTTCGCTAGATGTTGGTTGTCTTCCCAAAAATGCCTGAAATGCCCTAGAAACAAACGTTGCAGGGTCTTGGGTAATGTCTTCTAAATTCTTTTGCGTGACAGTCACACCCGCTTTTTGCAAAGCATCAAGCATTGGGGCATATTCTTCAGCAGGTAGCTGTGGTTTAAATCCGGATTCAAGCGGGGCGTTTGAAGTAAGGGGCGCGTTATTTGTAACCTCAGGTTGTTCTGTTGTGACAACAGGTGCATCACTCGGTGTTGGAGATTGAAAAAAAAGATCGCCCGCGTCAGAAAACATTGTTCTTTCGTAACCGGGTACTGTTTTAACAAAATCTAAAAATTCAGGACTAGTTCTCGTATCGTCGGGATGACCATTTTGTTGCCACGCTTGTAAAAGTATAGAAATTGGTGGTCGTGTAGAAGTTGTTATTGGCGCATCACTTGTAGTCGCACTAACAAGGCCCGGCAATGCGTTCAAATCAGCGGTAGGTTGTGGATTACTAAGTTCGGCAACTAGCTTGTCATACACAGCATTTGGATCGCGTGTGTCAGTAACTTGGTTCATCGCCTGCTGAACCAACGGCGGTGTCACGACATCGGCAACTGTTGTTGGTGTGCTCTGGTCGATCGCTGCTTGGACTAATGGTGGCGTTGTGACATTGGCAACTGTCGTTGGCGTGCTCTGATCAATTGCGGCCTGCACCAGCGGTGGTGGCACATTACGATCTATAACATCTCGCGCATCTTGTTGAAAAATGTTGTTAACAACATCAGGCTGTGTCGGCGTTGTGCCGAGCTCTGTGCCAACGATCGCCTTATTTGAGCCCTCAACAGGCAGCGCCTGAGCATTTGTTGCACCAGTCTCATACTTGATTGAATCAACAGTCGATGAAATCGTGTCTTTTATGCTCGCCTTTAAGTCCTGCACGACCTGACTGTCACCGATCATGCCTGCAACGCTGCCCAAGCCTGAGTTGACTGCGCCCATGATTGCGGCAGTGCTTACGTCGCCGCCCTTGATTGCCGTGATAACAGCGCTAGAGATTGCCGTGTTGACAGCTTTCTGAACGCTCGGGTCAGTAATGCCCGCAGCATTCAATGTGTCAGTCGTGCTTGAAGGAATAATGTTCGCAACCGTAGCGGTTAAAGCGCCACTTAACGCTGCCTGCACAGGGTCTTTACCCGTAGCTGCTGCCATTGCAGTTGCAATCGCCGTCTGCGTGCCAATCTGAGCGAGCGTGCCGCCACCCAACAAGTCAGCGCCTGCAACGCCTGCGCCACCTGTCACAGCGCCCAGAGCGCCTGCCTTAAGCACTTGGTTAATATCACCGCCCTGTGCGGCGGTCACCGCGGCATTGATACCCGCAGTCTTTGCGGCTTGCGTCGCAGCAGCGCCCCAATTGATGCCGGCATCTGCAGCCGTGCCGCCAAGCGTGGAGGCAGCACCTGCGTTGGATAACGTGCCGCCCATGAGGTCTGCCGCAGCGATGTCGCTTAATCCGCCTGCCGCGCCTAATCCTGCACCTGCTGCTGCCGCTGAGCCTGTTCCGTACTCAGCGCCCAATGCCGCTATTTGACCAGCACTTAACCCCGCATCCGTCAACGCCGCTGTTGCCGCCACATCCGCACCGAGTAACTCAGGTGCTAAAGCCCCGCCCGTTGCAATCGCTGCCGCAACAAGTGCTGCCTGCGCCATATCAGCAGGAATCTGACCGCCGCGCTTGCCGGGGTCATTGATGTACATCTTATCTTTAAGCGTGGTATTTGATTTGGCTGGTACACCCGTGTTATAGATCGTTGTGCCACCGGTATTAGGGTCAATAAATAACAATTGACCTTGCTCATTAGTCTGTTGAAACACACTATTGATTGACGGTTTTTCGCCCGGATCAAGTGCAAGCCCAAGCGACATGGGGTCAAGAATCAGACTGCCTTCCCTCGCCCCCATACCCATTCTGACCGTGTCAACCAAGACGCCTTTTAAATTACCCTGCTCGTCGTAAAACTGAGTGGGTGTGCCTTCGTAGTTTGGGGCGACGTGCTGCGCTAAGGTATTGGGGTCAACAGGGCTTACGCCTGAGTATTGAACAGGATCAGCATTTTTTATTGCGCCGCTGTTTGCGTCACGCCAATATGCAGGAATTGTCCCATTGTCCGTTGCTTGTGCTGGTTGCCATTCCCACTGAGCGGCAACAGGGGCGGCGGCAGCAGCGGTCAATGGTGCAACAGCATCAGCAGGTCGCCCTGCCTGAACATTGGCTAAACGTGCTTGGTATTCAGGTGAATTGAGTAAATCATTCCTTACTTGTTCGAGTGATTTGCCAGAACTTAACGCCGCGCCAAAATCAGATAAGCCTGTTGGGTCAGCGTTTCTGCCTAATATTTCTTGATACAAACTGTTTAGCGGCTGTTCCCACGGATTTGCGGCAGGAAGAGACGCAATCCCCGCAGGGGCGGGTGCAGGTGCAGGTGCAGCATGCATGTTGACGTACTCATCCGAACCTTGCAATGCGCCCCTGACCTGTTCGCCAGTCCATCCTTGATTGAGATAATTGGTAAACGTGTCCATCCCGCTAGGGTCGGCTTGTCTGCCCAGCTCTTGCTGATAGATATCGTTGACGGTTTGCGTCCAGTCGCTCATGGCTGTATGCTCATAATACCGACGAGCGATGTCGCCCAGTCCTGCCAGTTATCAAAGGTGCGCGTGTCGGGCACGTTTGAGTTCATAAAGTAACCAATCCCAGCCATGCCATCAGCCCACTCGCGCCACCTGTCCTCGGTGACAATGCCCAATTGCTGCGACGCAAACAGCTCGGCCATGAGCGAGCACCATGAATCCCAAGTGTGGCCGCGAGGATCGTATGTTGTCACTATGGATTTCCCGTTGAGCGCATGTCGCCAACATCGGCTGAGAGCAGGTTCAGGCCGCACTCGTAGTTGCCATTCACGACGTTGCTTTCAAAACGCAAGCGCATCTCACGGCGCTGCTCGCGAATATCAATTTTGAGCGTTGTTGGCGAGAACACATAGGGCCCAGTAGTCACGTCATCATCATTGGCGTAACCCTTACCCGTAACATACAAGTTCATGTCGCCAGACTGCACAAAGTCAGGCTCGACGCGCTCAAGCCGGATGTAGTTATTGTTGCCTACAGGGTCATTTTGATTGGGACCACCATTCACCCAGCCCAAGCTGTTTGTTTCAAAGTAGCTCTGAATAGCGCTTTGTTGACTTAAATTCACAAGGTCGGTGCCCGACTCATGCTGCCAGAGGATGTACTTGTTTGAAGCATTAGTCTCAGTGCCTGCCCAAATTGGCTTGCGAAACACCTCAGAGAATGTACCCGCTGAGCGATTAGCGCCACGAGCTTCGCCCGCGTCGTACCAGACCTTGTCACGCACGTTGTAAATGATTGCGTCCGTGCATTCTGTGGCGTCGCCCTTTGGGTAGAACCACCAAATCTCACCCCAACGTGGGATCTTTGTTGCCCACACTTTTTGACGCTGAGCGTAGTTCAGGTTATCAAAAAAGTAATTGACGTTCATGTTGTTAGCGATCTCGCTCACAACGCCGTTGTACATCAGGAAGCGATCAACACCGCACCAGAAAAACAACCCGTCGTACTCAATCACGCTTGATGATGACAGGATTGAGCTCTGGGTTGATATGATGTCGGCAGTCCAATAAAGTGTCTTTGTGCCAACAGTTTTAGGCGAAAGGCTTATACGAATAACGGCATCAAGCGACCAAAAAAGACCAGAAGGCGCGGCAGTGCCACCCCTGATCGGTAGTCCTTTGACAATCTTGCTTGAGGAAACAGTAGTCTCATTGGCTTCGGGAGACACCCAATCTTGAAAATCAGCGGCACCGCTGTTTTTAATTAGGCCGTTGTTGCCGTACACGAACAAGTACGGGTTTAGCATAACGCATCCACCGGATACGCTAATGTCATTATCAAATGTCAGCGTCAAGGCGCCAGCAGTTGATACCGTGTTTGAGAGCGTCACAGTTGTTGTGCTTGATCCAAAGGCCACATTTGAAACGGTTGTATTGGCCGGCACACCCGTACCGGTCACAATCTGACCAATGTCAATGAGCGCATTGATTGATGCAATTGTAAACACACTTGGCGGGCCAATTACCATCGTCCCAGTAGCGGTAAACACACCGACCTTGCTCATCGCCCCGCCGGGGAAATCACCAACCAAAACGGGTGTATTTACTGTGCTGTCAATGTTGGTAAGGTTTTGACCGGGATGGGCAATGATTTGTTGCTTACCAGACCCATTTAAGTCAAAACCAATATCCATCTGCCACAAATTATTTGGACTGGCCGTAAAGTTACTCAATGATATGTTGATTGGCCCGCTACCAATACCATCGTCATTATCAGTTACCCACTCCTGAAGCCCGTTGTTATAGCCAGAATAAACGTAATTTAAACCGTTTTGCGAGCTCAGGATCATGCCACGGCTAATACCCGCAGCGTTCTGAAAGATGCCCTTGTAGCCGCCAATCTTGCGTGGGCGACCACGTTGAAAGCGCACCCACTTGCCATCAACGTACACAGGCGCATCGAACAATGTGCCGTCGCGCTGGATGCCCGGTTTAATGTTGAGCGAGATGACTTTGGCGGTCATTTTAGAATGTACCCCCAGAGATACCGACAGGAATCAGGAAGCCGCTTGCCGTGAGTGTTGCTTTGTTGGATCCGCCTAAGGCAAAGCCGATCTGATCCGTTGCGGGCTGATACACACCCGTTGTGACGTTACCTGCGAAGTTAAGCGACGGGGCTGCTGCTGAGCCGGAGTTAATGGTGAGCGAAGTCACCACGCCGCCTGATGCAGAGCTTGAGTTAAACACGTTCGTGCCGTCACAAATAACGGTCAACGTCTGACCCTGTGGCACGGTTGCTGTTGCCGCGCCAGAGGCGGCTGTTTTAAACGTCAGTAGGTACGAACCCGTTGTTTGGTTGTTCAGGTAGTAAATCTGCACCGTAGAGGGCAGGATAACAACTTGGTTTGAGGTCAGTGCGCCAAAGTATTCTTGCACAACGTTTGCGTACTCAACGGCTGTGAGGGTCGTCGTGCCGCCGGTGACGGTCTTGGCTAGTTGGGTAGAGGCAAACGTGTTTGAGCGCCCGTAAGCGAACGTAGAGTAGCCGTTGATGCCGTTGGACACAACAACCAATGACTCCGTGAGCTGAAGCTGCTGGAACGCATTAGTGTCAATCGTGTCGGTGCCGCTCGGGGCAAGCGTCAGAAGCCCTGAGCCGCCGTTGCGCACCATGATGAACCAGCCGTTACCCACCGTGTTTGCGCTAGGCAGTGTGATCGTGCCAACGCCGCCTGCCCAAACTAGGAACTGCGCACGGTAGGTGCTATTAAGCGTCGTGGTGGAGTAAACAGTACTTTCAAGGTACTCTTGATTGAGCGTCGTGTCGATTGCGTACAGGCCGTAGCCTGCGAGCGTTGCAGCGCTTGCCGCAGAGGTTCCGGCACCAAAGGTGACTGTTGACCAAGTGCCGTTACTTGTGGAGTTGTTGGTTAAAAAGATGTACTGAGCAACGCCAGATGCGACTGAGACAATGGTGTTGCCTGAGATATCGGTGACCGTAAACGGATTTGTGCCGATGTTCTGAATCAACACGCTCTGGCCCGTGCTAACCTGCAGCGCAGAGGGCATCAGCAGCTTTAAGCTCGTCGTGGTCGCAATGACTTGAATGATCGCAGCAACAACGTTTGTGTTGGTCGTGCCGTTGATTGGCCAGTCAAGCACCGTGTTGGCAGAGATCGTGAGCGACTCGTAACCAACTTGCGAAGGGCTGATGGTCTGACCTGTAATCGGGTTGACGTATGAGTTTGACATAATTATCCTTAACTATCCACAGCAATCGCAGAGCGATCGCCCACGCGGGTCACGTCCTCGGCCTTGAGCGCCTGCATGGCCATGTCGTACTTCTGTTGGAATATCTGACGAGCGTCATCTTTTAGGTAGATCACAGCCTGCAAGAGGGCGCCAAAGAGCATTGCGTTGGGGGCGTTATTAGTGATCCAGTTGGTCTGATTCGTGGACGACAGCGGCTGCAGGCGCTGATAAACAAGCACCTCAAAGGTGTACGATTGATCAGGAATCGGCGCCACATACCAGTTGTCGTAGTCGTAGTCGCCGTAATATAGGGGTAAACCCGCAACACTTTGGGCGTTGTAGTTGGTCAGGTACTCGTACTTGCGCAGGAAGACTGGCGTCTTCTCGCCGCCTGAGGTGACTGACATTGACACAGTCTTGCGCCAACGCGCGGGTTTTTGTACGATCGGGTTACCGACCTCCATGACGCCCTGCGCAACCTCAATCTGGCCAAGCGTCTTGATCTGCTGAGCAATTTCAAACTCAGCCAAGGTAATAAATGTCGGGATTTGATCAACAACAGCGGCGTCGCGACGCTCAAGGTACTGCTCAATTGTCGTGATCAGGCTGTCATAGGTTAAAACAAAGCTCGCGGTCATAGCGCCACCCACAATAGTAAGTTTGAGTGCGTTTTATCACAAAGCGCTTGATTTGACATTTTAACCTCTATCCCACTAATTTAAAACCACAATTTAACCAAGCATTGAGCTCGCCTTGACCTTAACGTCTGCAACGCGATTAAGCCAGCCTTTGCCGAAGACGTTAAACGTATTCAGGCTGCGGTAAAAATCCTCCTTAGCTTTGCTGAAACGCTCGATCAGCTCTTGTGGTTCGATGGCTTTTACTGCCGCCATTGTGAGAGGCCCGAACCCACCGTCAGGCGTGACGCCAACGGCAGATTGAAGGGTCTTAATCGCCCGACCCGCCCCGGCGTTCACGGCAAAATCGAACATAAGGTAGTCTAGCCCAACAGGTAGCTCATCCCCACGCACGGCGTCGAAATACTTCTTTTTGTACAAAGGCTCAACCTTCTCAGGCGTCAGGCTGCGCATCTCAGCCTCATCAGACTCACGACCAACCCAGTTTTCCCAAGTGGCTTTGGTCACGCCCAAGTTGGTCATCCCCCCGGGGTCGCTCGGGTGGTTCACAAACCCCCCTTCTGATTTCAACATCAGCTCGAATGATTTTTGCCAATTACTTTGCATCGTCTTTTCCTATTTTGATGCCTGCTATGGTGCCCACGAAGGCGCCTGTGATCATGTTGAATGCGGGGTTTATAAGTTTGAATATTTCGTGATTGTCGACTTTTTCATCGAACAAGCCAATTAACACAACGCCTACTGTCGACAACAACACAATGGACAGCGACACACAACAGATGATCGTTATCTGATCAGCAACTTTCATTTGTCACCCTTGTTTTTCATGTCAATAATTTTTTCAAGCGTCCTGCCGCCAAAATAAAAACTCATAATAAGCATGCCCCATTGCCCTAAAAGCTCAACATACTTGCTGTTGGTCTCAATATCGAATGCTGAGAGCATTGCAAAGATAAAGTAGCCTGTCAGGATCGCTATGAGGGTCATAGGACGGATATTCTTTGATAGCCAAGAGTCAGACATCATGTCGTTCTGTTGGCGCTTTGTAAGCTCGCCCTGCTCTGCCATGTCAGCCTGCATCTTTGCAAGCTCGCCATTTTGCTGCATTTGCAACAACTCTAGTTGGGCTTTTGCTTTCTGTTCAGGGTCGGGGAAAAACTTGTCTAGCACTTTCATGCCAATGCCGAGGATTGCATCGAGTGGGAACATTATTTGTCAACCTTTGAGTCTAGCTTTTCATACAACCGATCGAGCAACATTTCAATGCGATCAAAGCGCTTATCCATGTCAATTTTAAGCGTTTCAATTTCTGACTTCTTGACGTAAGACTCGCTCACATGCAGGCGCAGGTCAGCAATCTCTTTCTTGAGCTCCTTGACAGAATCCCATAACTGGCGACAAAACCACCCGCCAACGGGCAGAGCTGCACCTAAAACAATGTTAATAAGATTCTGCCAATCCATTTCAGTATCCTTGCATTTGTTTATCAACGCCAGCACAGAGCCAGAAAAAGAATCCGACCACTGTACTGAGCGCAGCGAGTATTAACCAGATCATGCAGACGGTGCTGACATATCAGGCGCAGGTGGTGCAACAGGTGCAGCCTCTTCAGGCGCAACCCAAGGCAGCGGCGCTGGCTGTGGCGTAGGAATCTTCTGTGTGTCAATCTGTGCTTGCACCTCAGATTCCATCGCTGCTACACGGCTTGCACCCAGTGCGTCCTGAGTCCATTGAATAGCTTGGGCTTGGGTAATGTTTGCGTATGGCGTGAAGTTATCAGCATCTGCGGGCAGCAAGTTAACCGAGTAAGTCACCGAGCCTGTCAAGCCGTCCTGTGTGTCGTTAATCGTGAAGTTAGACATGACAGCCGTTTGTGGTTCAGGCGTGTTCATTACCGATAAAGCGTTGATGATCCAGTTCATAGTTGCACCTGTGGGATTGGGGTTACGGGGGCTTGCGTGATCGCAGCGGCGTCAGCTTGCTGCTTGATTTTTTGCATGAGCATGAATGCGCCCGACTTCGATGGAAGCTCGCCCAGCACTTGCTGGATGAAGTTAATTTCTTCGGGCGCTAGGCTCAGGGG